TTATTTTATAGCTTGTAATGCCTCCATAGCTTTATCTTTTTCCTTTTGAGCCGTTTCATCTAATAGATGAGAATATACATCCATTGTTATTTTGATATTTTTATGTCCCAACCGTTTAGAAATATAATATATAGACACATCGTTGTGTAATAGGTAAGAACAATGTGTATGTCTTAAACAATGCAGTGTGTATTTTCCTAAACTATTTTCTAAACAAAATTTTTGTAGAACTTTAGTTACCGCATTGTGAGTTATTAAAGACCGACCAGTATTAAAAATTTGTCCATTCATGTGAATAGGGAGGTCGCTTAAAGTCTTTTTGATTTGTTTCATATCTTGATAGGGGATATCTATAGTTCTGTCCGATGTTTCTGTTTTAGTTCCAGGTAGATGAATCGTATTGACCTTAAAGTTAAAATCAGTCTGTGTTAATTTCTGCACTTCTCCAAATCTTGCACCAGTAACAATTAATATATAAATAAATAAGTATGATTGTGTAGGTACATTAGTTACATAAAGTTTTAAATTTTTAAACTCCTTAATACTCATGAATTTTTCTTCTTCCCTTTGTGTGGGTTTAGTGCCTTTGACCACAGCTTTATAAGTAGGGTCTTTGTGCATATAACCTTCTTGAATTGCATCTTCGATTGAGGCTTTTAAACAGTTATGAATTTTTCTAACTGACTCAGTTGTATGATTAGCGCCATACCATTTAATGAATTTGCGATATAAAGTAGTGTTTAGATTCTCCATAGATATATCTTGAATTCCTTCGGATTTTAGATAAGATACAAATTGATTTTTTGCATTTACGAAAGTGCTATATGCTCTAGGTGTGATAATGTCTTTTTTATTAATTTCTATCCATTGATCGTAATATTGTAGGAACGAGGATTTATTATTTAATATAATTCCATTCATTAATTTATTTCTAGCTTCCGTTTCTGCCTTTGTAGCTTCACGTTTTGTTTTAAATCCTTGTTTACGAAAACGTTGCCCTTCATGTCCAAAGTAATAACCCCAAGTACCATTTGATTGTTTTTTGACTGACATAGTTAATTACCTCCTAATAAGAACGTATGTTCCGTATGTTGATAAAAAATAATAAGGGTAGGTGGACTACCCTAGAAAATATTAAATTTAAATAATACCGAAAACTTTTAATAAAACACCTATTAGTCCCACGCCAACTCCAACAAACCACTTTGTTTGTCTAGCTTCAAACTTACTTATTTTAGCATCCATTTTATCAGCCATTCTATCAGGTAATGAATCTAGTTTGTCATCGATACGTTTTTCAAACTGTTCAAATACCTCTTTAGTAATATATTTATTCTCCATCTGAACACCTCCGAGATTATCGCTATTTGTAATTATTTTATCATGGAAAGCGCGCAAGTCTTCAGATAGAAGATTTTTATTTTCTAATTCACTGTAATAGTTCATAAGTATACCCATTTTTATAACCTCTCAAGTATGACTGGAATTTTAGTGTGTAGGATTTCGTTTTCTTGATTATCTAATATCCATCCGGAAATAGAAGATTCAGATAATCTTATTTGATCTGGTAAAGTTATTATCCTTATCCCTGTAAAGGTGTTAGAAAAATCACTGAAAATTCGTTCTTTTACTTTTCCTAGAGTTATTATAAAAGGCTTATGTGACAACATCATTTCTTTTTCATTTAATTCTACACTCCATAAATCGTTTATGAAATAATTGTTTTCTTGATTTTTTAAGTAAATTAAGATGAGTACAGTAATATTATTATTTCTTTTGAAAGGATTAATAACGTTTTCTAAATTGCTTAGTGTGAACTCTATTACTAAATCATCGCCGACTTTCATTTCGTTGAAATCTAATAGGGGATCATGAATTATTGGAATACCTTCTTTGCTTCTTTTAAACATTAAATTACTTAACGTCGGTCGTATATCTATATTATTCTCCATCTCTCAACCTCCTTTATTCCGCCATTAGAACGGGTTTAATCATAGAATTATATTCTTTCTAACATCTTCCAATTATCATTATTAGCCAGTAAGAAAAAGTGCCACTAAAAATACAATTATCAAACTTAGAGTCACGATTATGGCTTCATGTGTTTCTTTCATAAATAACAACTCCTTATGTTACATTTTCTTAGTTGAAATTAATAATATAAGTTATGATTTTCTTCTTTTTTCATCAATTTCACGGGCGTATTTTTGTAATTTTCTGCGTGTTTTTATAATACTTTCTTTTTTAGGACGTGACTTCCTAAAAACATTACCTCTGTTAGTTCTCACGGTATAAAAAATTTTTCTCAGTTTAACTTGATAATTAATTATTTTCATTATATTTCTCCTTTATAATAAATTTATATTAAAGTGTCGTTAGGTCGCTGTTAATCCACTCTATGCAACTTATACACCCTCAACGGGTCAAACGTAATAGAGTAATTGCCGTAGTGAGTGCCAATACCGTGTTTCTGTTTATAGTATTCTAATATTTCTAATACGTGTTCTTCACTTAATTGAACATATTGTGCTAGTTCATATAAGTTACTTACACCGTAATGATGTGCCTCTACAATGATACGTAAGGGAAGTGCTGCCTCGTATCCGTGACGTTTAGCGTAGTTTTCGAACTTGCGGTTGATCCATTTAGACTGGTCTAATATGTTTCCATATGTAAGTTTATGATGTGCGAGTTCTTCGTATAGAACTTCGGCTTTTCGTGTTTCTGATAGGTTTTTGTCAATAAGAATTATTCCATCCTTATAAAAACCACTGTAACCGGCAGGTAGCGAATGTGTGTCTTTTATTTTAATGTGTTCATTCTCAGCAAGTAATTGTTCGTAACGTGACAATAAAACCAATCCCTTTATTTATCTTCGTTTTTAAATCTATCAATTAGACTCATTATGTAATCCACATCTTCTTGTTTTAGTTCGCCCTCTAAATGAGCTGCTAATGTTTGTGATTCTTCTGTTGATTCTTCTTTAGGAAAGAAATCATCAATGCTGCATTTTAAAATATGAGAAAGTTCAAACAGCGTATCTTGATTAGCTTTTCTCAAACCTTTTTCATATCTGCTAACAGCTTGTCTACTAACATTTAATTTATCAGCTAAACCTTGTTGAGTTAAACCACGTTTTTCTCTATGCTCTTTTATCTGATTTCCAACATAAATTGCTAGTTCTTCTTGATTCATTTTAATTTCCTCCGTTGTTTTGTTAAATTAATTATACATTATATGTCACCAATTTGGTAGCCTAAATTTTACAAAAATCTAAAATAATTTGCAAAAGTCTGTTTACATGTCACCAATATGGTGCTATAGTTGTATTTGTCAGGAGGTGCTAATGCAATGCAACATAAACTATACGGCTTGAGAAAAGGTAAATATACTCAAGATGAAATGGCGAAAATTTTAAATATAAGTAGAAACTCTTACATCAACAAAGAGCAAAGTAAAACGCCATTCAATTTAGATGAGATGTTTATAATCTCAAAGCTATTCAATAAAAATATGGAAGATATTTTTTTACCCAGATGTCACCAAAATGGCAACAAGACGCACCAAAAAACTTAAAGGAGGAAATCAAATGCAAGCATTACAAGAATACATGAATGACGCAGAGTGGAGACTTTACGGTCTGAAATCTGATTACGAGAAATCAATGAAAGCAGCAGGAGAAGAAAACACTCATAGAACATTTGAAATGCATGAAAAAATTTTAAAAGAAATGAAAAAAGAAGAACTTACGTATAGAGAAGCATACGCAGTTCTTCAATTAGTTCATCTTACTTTGAAACATGAGTCAGAGTTTGTAAATCTTTATCAGTAGCCAAAGTACAAACAACTTAAAGGAGGAAAACATTATGAACAAAAAAATGAATTACGTAAAAATAGCGTTCTTAACTATCATCTTGGCAGATCTAGTTAAGAACACTATTAAAAAGAACAAAGTAACAATTGCAACTGAATCATTTGTTATACCAAGAGAGGCTAAAACTGCTACTGATTCTGATCGTCGTCTTGTAGAAGCAGCATCGCGGTATTGTAAGCGATAGATTGAGAATACTTTTTGTTTAGCTCATAAAGAGATAAATAGAAATTCATATCCTCGCTCATTTCAGGGTTGAATTCATAGAATTTTTGTTGAGTTTCTTTGAAATAGTCGCTTTCAACATTTAACTCTACTTCTAGAAATTCTTTCAACTCATCAAATTTTTTATCGAATAGATTTTTATCCATAATATCACCTCCTCATAAGGAGTATAGCAGAAAGGAGTGTGCAGTATTGAACGACCAAAACAAAAAATCTCAATGTAGCAACGACCACATCAAGATTACTGGTTGGGAAGTGGTTGATATTAATAGAAAATTAAACTTCTTTAATTACTTACTAATAATTTTAATAGTGCTGGAAGTGTTCCAAATATTCCTGTTATAGAAAGGAGGAAATCAAATGTTTAAAAGGAGAAAGAATAAAGTTGAATTAAAAATAAATATAAAAAACCGCAATGAACTAGATGAATTGCTGGAGACAATTCAAAAAGACATTGCAGCTTTAAAGAAGGATTTTGATAAATTAAATCAATTTAGACTCAAATTTGATTTAGATCAATCTCAGAAGAACACTTCGGGCAATTAGCTTTATAATTTCTGAACTTGAAAGTCGCTTTTTTATCACATACTGGACATTTCATTTTCTTATCAAAATTAGCTAATTGTTTATCCAAAGCTTTTAGAAAGTCTTTATCAAATTGTTTTTCATCAAAATCAATAGAAACGTTTGACTTTTTAGCTATAGATAACACCTCCCTTCATAAAGGGATAACAACATTATACACGAAAGGAGCAACACCAATGACCAAAACATGGTGGACTATGGAAGATTTGGAACGTGAAACTGACCGAGAAAGACGTTGGTTAAGACGAAATATTCTAGACATTCCAAAGTTCAGAAAAGAAATTGAGCAATTTACACATTACCCAATCAATAATAACGACGAATACAGATTTGTGGGTAGCAAAATGAAACAATTTTTAGAAGATAATTTCAAAACAATATTTGGATAAAGGAGGTGACAAGATGGATGAACAAAATAAAAAAGTCATCTATTACTACTATGACGAAAATAGTAACAGACGACCTATTTTAGAATCTGAAAATCTTATGGATGGCTATGAATTTTTATTTGAAAAGTTTCCTATAACAAAAAATAACCTTTATGTACTTATTCAAGGTAAAGAATTTAAATTAGCTTAAACCTAATTGTCTATTCATTATTGATACAGCTAATTGTTGTAGTACCGGCAAAGTTACAGATTTTAATTTAGAAGCTTTTGATTTTGTTTCTTCCCAAACATTTTCATCAGCAACGCTATTTAAAAATTCGTGACCATAAAAAGTAAGATGACCAATTATAAACTGAGATAACTGTGTACCTTTTATAGGTTCAGCTTCAATCAAACCTGCATCTCTTGATTTTAATAATGTATAAGCTATGTCATCTATAGAATATTTATCTGAATCGATATCAGCATAAATATCTTCAAGGTCTAAAAAATTTCTCAAGTCTTTTTTACTTTCAACAATTAACAAAACTTGTCGGATGAGTTCATATTTTAATTCCATATATATAATCCTCCTTTCACATTAGATAAAAGGATTATAGCACGAAAATATGGAGCAAAACTTAATTTTAATTGAGATATACAAGTATACACGTACCAGCATTCACATTGAACGTATAAGAGCGAGAGTGAGCGAAGATATGAGCCACGCCACAATACATTAGGCCATTGCCAAGACTGTACGTTGAATGTGGGTGCTGGGAAAACGAAAGGAGGCAAAACAAAATGAATTTTGATAAATCTTTAACACTCGCAATATTTTCATGGTTTGTATTTTCGGTAGCACTCATTTTTGTAGGTATTGAATTTATCAGAGCGTTAGGTGTCGCAGCTGTAATCGGCATAGTCACTTATGTGTTCTTCGAATACATCTACTTCGACAACGAAAAAAAGACTGAAACTTGCGCCAACAAGTAACAGTCTCCCCGAAACACTCTGCAAATTAAATGATACAAAAATTATATAACTTTTAGGAGGTTTACGCAATGGCGGAAACAATAAAAACTAGTGAACATTACTACACAAAAGACTTTTCTTCATGGGGTCAAGAAGAAAATAACTTTGTTGCGAATCAAGAATTAACGGTAACAATTACTTTAAATGAATACAGAGACCTTATTGAAGACAAATCTAAAAAAGATAAAGAAATTGATGAATTTCGAAGTAAATACTACAAGGAAAAAGATTTAAAAGACAAAGTCAAAGAAGAAAATCGCAATTTAAAAAACAAAATTTATGCATTGCAAAATGACGAGGCTATCACTAGTCACGATGAAGAAGAGGAGGACTAAAACATGGGCGTATTAGAAGAAATCAGAGATGAGTTAAAACGTTTAAACAAAAACATCCAAGTAACAAATACAGAATTATCTACTGTAGACCCTACAGTGATTCAAGAAAAGGTTAAAGAGCCACCAATGGAAAAAGTAGAAGAGCCTAAACAAGAAACAACAGAAGAAGTTAAAACTACAGAAGATGATAAAGCAACACAAGAATTTACTAAAGACTACGTATTATCTGTAGGCAAAGAGTTTGTTAAAAACGCAGACGATGCAGATAAAAAAGCATTTAAAGATAAGTTAACTGAATTGAACGCAACTAAATTATCAACACTCGATGAACAACACTTCCCTACTATTGTCAGTTTCATGAAAGCGAGAATGGAAGCGTGAAGTTAGACCACACGAACCGTGCTCATGCCAAATTGAGTGCAAGTGGTGCGAAACAATGGTTGAACTGCCCACCAAGTATTAAGGCAAGTGAAGGGATTGGCGATAAAACGTCTACGTTTGCAGAAGAAGGCACATTCGCTCATGAGTTGAGTGAATTATATTTCAGTCATCAATACGAGGAGTTAACTGATTTTGAATTCAATAAAGCTTTTAGCAATTACAAAAACAACGATTACTACAGTGAAGAGCTAAGAGAATACGTTGAATCCTACGTTGATATCGTAGAGGAAAAAGTCAATGAGGCAATTGCTAGAGACCCGAATGTCGTAACGATGTTCGAAACAAGATTAGATCTTGGCAAATATGTACCTGAGTCATTTGGTACAGGAGATGTAATTGTCTATTCCGGTGGCGTGCTAGAAATCATTGACTTGAAATACGGTAAAGGAGTCGAAGTATCAGCTATCGATAATCCACAACTTAGGTTGTACGGGTTAGGTGCTTATGAGCTACTCAGTTTATTAGAAGATATTCACACAGTCCGAATGACAATCATTCAACCAAGACTTGATAACTTTTCAACAGAAGAATTACAAGTTAAGACCTTAGTTGATTGGGGACTTGAGTATGTGCGACCAAGAGCAGAAATTGCCTATAACGGTGAGGGCGAGTTTAAAGCAGGTGAGCATTGTCGTTTCTGCAAAATCAAGCATTCTTGTCGTGAACGCGCAAGATACATGCAAGATGTTCCGGATAAACCGGCTCACTTATTAAGCGATGAGGAAATAGCTGAGCTACTTTATAAAGTACCCGACATTAAGAAATGGGCAGAAGAAGTTGAAAGTTACGCACTTGAGCAAATGACTGAATACGACAAATCATATCCAGGTTGGAAGTTAGTTGAGGGACGTTCAAGACGAGTCATGACAGATACAAAAGCTATTCAAGATAAATTAGTCAATGAAGGCTACAAGCAAGAAAACATTACAGAAACCAAGTTACTTAGCATAACGAATTTAGAAAAACAAATCGGTAAGAAAGCTTTCAATAAGCTAGTTGGCGATTACATTGAAAAGCCTCAAGGCAAGCTAACACTTGCTAATGAGTCAGATAAGCGACCAGCTATTAAGCAATCTGCCGAAGATGATTTTGACCAAATATAAAACACTAAAAAAGGACGGTAATTAATTATGAAAGCAAAACAAAATGGAACTAAAGTAATCACAGGTAAAGTAAGAGCATCATACGCACATATCTTTGAGCCACATAGCATGCAAGAAGGACAAGACGCTAAATACTCAGTAAGTTTAATCATTCCTAAATCAGATACAAGCACACTTAAAGCTATTGAGGGTGCTATCGAAGAAGCAAAAGAAAATGGTAAAGCTTCTAAATTTGGTGGTAAGATACCCGCTAACCTTAAAACACCATTGCGTGACGGCGATACTGAAAGAGAAGATGACCCGAACTATCAAGACGCATACTTCATTAATGCATCAAGCAAACAAGCACCTGGTGTTATTGATCAAAACAAAATTCGCTTAACAGACGCAGGTACTGTGGTTAGTGGCGATTACATTAGAGCGTCAGTAAACTTCTTCCCATTCAACACTAATGGAAATAAAGGTATTGCAGTTGGACTGAACAATATTCAATTAGTTGAAAAAGGTGAACCGCTTGGTGGAGCAAGTGCTGCAGAAGATGACTTCGATGAATTAGACACAGATGACGACGACTTACTATAAAACCATAGCAGGGGTTTCCTACCCTGCTTTTATTTTAACTAAATTGAGGTGATTGTATGGCAGAAAAAGAAATTTGGAAAGATATTCCAGGATATGAAGGCGAATATCAAGCAAGTACGTTGGGTCGAATAAAAAGTATGGAGCGTAAATCACGATGTGGTTATAAAGGTAAAGGCTATAGGACAGTTAAAGAGAGAATATTGAAACCTGGTAGATACTGCAAAACCGGACATTTTTCAGTAGTGCTTAGAAAAGGAACTGATGGTCAACCTGTTCACAAATTAATCATGCTAACTTTCAAAGGTAAACGGCCTAAGGGTTTAGATATATGCCATAACGACGGTAACCCTGTAAACAACAAACTTTCTAACCTTAGATACGATACAAGAAATAATAATAATCTTGATGTATTCAAACATGGTAAAAATACAGGTAAATCAAAACTCAGTATAACTGAAGTTAAAACGATTAAGGATTTATTAAAATCAAAAAAATATTCTAATACAGAAATCGCAACAAAATTTAAGGTCTCTCCTTCAGCTATCTGTTCTATAAAAAATGGGAGAACTTATAAGTGGGTTGATAACGTATGAATTATATCAACTGTGATATTGAAACCTACAGTAGTAATGACATTTCAAAGTGTGGTGCTTATAAATACACAGAAGCAGACGACTTCGAAATCTTAATCATTGCTTATTCTATTGACGGTGGTCCAGTCAGTGCTATTGATATGACAAAAGTAGACAACGAACCGTATCACGCAGATTACGAAACCTTCAAAATTGCTTTATTCGACCCAAGCGTCAAGAAACACGCTTTTAACGCCAATTTTGAACGTACTTGTTTGGCTAAACATTTTGATAAACCTATGCCACCAGAGGAGTGGGTTTGCACAATGGTTAATGCTACAAGAATTGGTTTGCCTGCCTCATTGGATAAAGTCGGTGAAGTGTTAAGACTTCAAGAACAAAAAGACAAAACAGGTAAAAACTTAATTCGTTACTTCTCAATCCCATGTAAGCCAACAAAAGTAAATGGTGGACGTACAAGAAACCTACCACAACACGACCCTGAAAAGTGGCAACAGTTCATTGACTACTGTATTCGAGATGTTGAAGTAGAAATGAACATCGCTAATAAAATTAAAGACTTTCCAGTTACACAAGAAGAACAAACATTTTGGTCATTAGATCAACACATCAATGACAGAGGGGTTAAATTATCTAAACCTTTAATGCTAGGTGCTAATGAACTAGACAAGATAAGTAAATCTGAACTACTGAAACAAGCGACACAAATCACTGGATTAGACAATCCAAATAGCCCTAGTCAGTTATTAGAGTGGCTGAATAAGGAACAAGGTTTAGATATACCGAATTTACAGAAGAAAACCGTTCAGGAGTATTTGAATATAGCAACAGGCAAAGCCAAACAAATGCTAGAAATTAGACTTCAAATGTCGAAAACAAGCGTTAAAAAATATAACAAAATGCACGACATGATGTGCAGTGATGAGCGTGTACGTGGTTTATTCCAATTCTACGGTGCAGGCACAGGACGTTGGGCAGGGCGTGGCGTACAACTTCAAAACTTAACAAAACATTACATCTCAGATACTGAGCTTGACATCGCAAGAGACTTAATCAAACAACAAGCTTTTGAAGACTTAGATCTATTACTTGATGTACATCCACAAGACTTATTAAGTCAATTGGTACGTACCACATTTACTGCAGAAGACAATTACGAATTAGCAGTTAGTGACTTCTCGGCTATCGAGGCAAGAGTGATTGCATGGTATGCGAAAGAACAATGGCGACTTGATGTGTTCAATACACATGGCAAGATCTACGAAGCGTCTGCGTCACAGATGTTCGGTGTACCCGTTGAATCCATAACAAAAGGCGACCCACTTAGACAAAAAGGTAAAGTCTCAGAATTAGCACTTGGTTATCAAGGTGGAGCAGGTGCATTGAAAGCAATGGGCGCAATAGAAATGGGGATTGACGAATCCGAGTTACAAGGTCTAGTCGACAGTTGGCGTAAAGCCAATCCAAATATCGTAGAGTTTTGGAAAGGTTGTCAGAATGCTGCAATAGATACAGTTAAAACACATGAGACACATTATACTCATGGACTTCGATTCTATATGAAGAAAGGTTTCTTAATGATTGAATTACCAAGTGGACGATCACTCGCATATCCGAAAGCAAGACTTAGTGAGAACAGTTGGGGCAGTCCAGTCGTCGAGTTTATGGGACTTGACCTTAACCGTAAGTGGTCGAAGTTAAAAACTTATGGTGGCAAGTTAGTCGAAAATATAGTTCAAGCAACAGCAAGAGACTTATTAGCTATATCAATGTTGCGTATAGAGAAAGCAGGCTATTCAATCGTAGGACATGTACATGATGAAGTGATTGTAGAAGTGCCTGAGAATAGCAATAGCTTAGAGAAAATAGAAACGATTATGAGCCGACCAGTTGAGTGGGCAAAAGACTTAAATCTAAATAGTGATGGCTTTACATCGCCATTCTATATGAAAGATTAGGTGATCTATAAACGGAATACAGAGAAGAAATACTCGAAGTTGAAGCAAAGTTAAAAGTACGTGTGAAGTACCCGGTTTGGATTAACAACAGAATCACTACAGAAGAAGAACGCGAACGACTTTTAGATTTAATCGCAAAGAACCCAGAAAAAGAGTTAATGCATGAAGATTTAGAACTGATTGAATTAGTGGAGGTGGAGTAAAGATGGAAAGCAAAACATTAAAAGTGAAAGGCAAATCTTATGTATTGATACCTAGAGATTTAGAAATTATGAGCCTTAATGAAATAACTATGCAAGGTTTAAGAACAAGATTGCTAAACGGTTGGAATTTCAGAGATGCAATAGATGCACCTAGTGGAATGAGACGTGAAGAATATCAGAACGAAAAGATGTTAGCTGATAAATACAAAATGCAACAAGAATTGGATCTGATTGTAGAACAACGTCGTAGAGTTAAAAGAAGAGAAGATAAAAAAAGACGTGAAGAAATGTTAGCAAAACACAGAGTACGCACTAGATATTTCGAAGAGCTAGAGAAAAATAATTTAATCGTTAAAATCAAAGCCGACTCATACGGTAGATTACAAAGGGGATAAGATCATGAAAATTAAAGATTTAAAAGTTAACGATTGGGTTCAGTTCATAGGAACTAACGGACAATCGCAATACGGCAAATTTACAAAGCGTTGTAGAAACTTAGGTACTAACGAAGATTTTACTGACTTGATTATGCATAACGGACTGACTTATAGATTAACTGATAACGATGACTTTGTGGTAGTTGAGTTGCCATTCAGCAAAAAGTTAAATGAATCAATAGATAACGTCAATCACCCTAGCCATTACACATACGGCGATATCGAAATTATAGATTTTATAGAACAAGTAACAGCACAGTACCCACCAGAATTAGCGTTCGCTATTGGGTCTGCAATTAAGTATATTGCTAGAGCTAATCATAAAAACGGTAAAGAAGATATCGACAAAGCGAAATGGTACTTACAACGTGTGTTCGATAAGTGGGATGAAAACAATGCCCAACAAAGCTAGATACGATTTTGTCATATATCACGATGAAGAAATACTGACTCACGGAACACGTGAAGAGTGCGCAAAATTTTTAAAGGTACAACCTGAAAGTATTAATCGTCTTGCGTTAGATAGATATGTTAAGCGAGCTGACGAAAAGGGTGGCTACACAATAGCAGTTAAGGTACCTATCGAAGAAGTCGAAAGAGAGGCAGCACAATGACAACTAACACATTAGAACTCTCATCAACGATTAACCAACGTTATAAATACGACACAGCAGGCAAGACACCGACACAGATACAAAGTGAGTTACGTAAGAAAGGTGTGCAAGGCTTTGTGGTTAAAGTGGCAGGACGTAAAGTCACGATGAAAGTAAAAGGAGAACACATCAAAAGTAATAGGGAGTGTATGAGATGAGTAACAGAGCATTCCTCGGTCAATATTTCGGCACTAAACGATACTTGTATCAAGACGGTAAAAGAGTGGCACATATGCACATAGTAAATGGCGTATATTACTTACACGGTCATTTTAAGACACAATGGACTAATTTTAGAACAACGTTCAACAGTGAACAGGAGTTTAACGAGTACATTAAGCAGCACGGATTAATTTTGGAAGATGAAAGACAGTTAAGTTTATTTTAGGAGTGAGTGAGAATGGTAAAAATTAAACGTAAAGTAGAGATGACGTTACCCGAATTGATTCAGTGGGGTTGGGATACTGACATTAAAGAAAAAGCATTTTATAGCAATGTTGACGGTGGTTCTGTGTATTTCGATAAAGTTCAAAATGTATCAATAGAGCATGAAACTGCTAAAAACGAAACTTTCACAGTAGAAGTCGAGGAAGAAATCACGGAAGATATGGTTTTGCCATCAATAGTAGTTGTAAGAACTCAATACTTTCCTAATAATGGAAAAACAGTAAATGTAGCAAAAATTAATGATGTGTCTATAAATAAAATTATCAATACCCAACCTAATAATTCTAAATATGAAGTGCATGAGATTTATTTGATGAACGAGGTTGGTATAGGAGAACTCTTATGGAAAGATGGGGCAATGGTGGAATGACAGTCACATTATCACAAGAAACCTACGACGCAATGTTAGAGGATATTAAGAAGTTGAAGGAGCGTAATAAAGAGTTAAAGCACGAAAATGAAGCTTTGAGATTACAAGCAGATACTTATTTTAACCAATGGCAGGAGGATAACCATGACTAACCGTGAACAGATTGAACAAGCCATTATTAGTGCAGGGGCATTTAACGGCAATGATACAGAGACGTTGTTGGGTGAATTTGGCAATGTATGTGAGAAAGCAGATATGTGGGATGAAGTTAAAGACGATTATCTCACTAGTATAAGAAGTGCTATTGATACAACACTTTATTACACATACCCTGGAGCACCTGCACAAGAGGATATGGGAGCAATAAGTAGTTTATTAGAACAATTATTAAATGATTTGGAGCGTGGCGAGTGATGACATTATTTAAAGCAACACAAAGAGCAGTAAGAATTGAAGAACGCTACGTTGAGGCAGATAGCAAAGAAGAGGCTTTGCATTTTATAGATTATGAAGATGCTGGAGCAGATAACGCACATTTTAGAGATGAATCAAGTGAAGAATGGAGAATTGAGGAGGAACAATAATGAAAACTAGAGACGTGATAAACGAAGCATTAAAAAAGTTAGAGGAAAAAGGTTTTAGAGTTGATGAAGATAAAGCTATTTTTAATTTAGATGATGGTGCTTTAGAAATCTATATTGATCATGATGAAAAAACAATAAAAACAGAATTACATGATATGAAAATATTTGTATCAGATGATTTAAAAGATAGGGATATGGAAAGCGTTTTGTATGAATTAGCTGGTATTAATAAGGAGGAACAATAATGACTAATCAATTAGATCAATTAGTAAAAGCAGTAGAAGAGTGGAGTATCGATAAAGGGTTGCATAATGGCAATCCAGACAGACAAGCATTGAAATTTTACGAAGAGGCGGGAGAAGTTGGTGCAGCTTTATCACGTGGCAATATTGAGGCTTTAAAAGATGGTATAGGCGATACGGTGGTAACGTTGATTATATTAACTCAACAACACAATATGAGTTTACAGGAGTGTTTACAGTTTGCATACGACGAAATCAAAGGGAGAAAAGGAAAAACAATTAATGGTACATTCATCAAAGAATCAGACTTACAGTAATTCTAAACGTGTCGAATTCGAGGCGGTTAAAAATAAAGATATTCTGACCAAAGTGAAAGAGGTGCTGAGGAAATGAATGGCAAGCAAGTATTAATAGATGCATTTAATCAAGTGCAACAAGATGACGAAGTTATTGTTACTATACACAGACCAATGGGTGACGGCACTACTAATCAATCGGTTGTGTGGTCAGATATGGATTTTATAAGAGTGTTAGGTATATTAGAAAGTGCTAAACAGATTGCACAAGAACAGGAGTGAGTGGGAATGTATGGTATTAATTACAAAAGCTTTGAAGAAATAAAAGAACAAATATTATATAAAAAAGTAACTGCTTGGACCGATGAAACATTAACGCTAGATGATGGAACAGTAATTGAAATAGTTGAAAGTGAACAAGACTGCTGTGCACACGCTGGGGGAACATGGACGAATGTAAAGCTAGACGCAGTTATTACTAACGTGAAAATAGAAGGCGAAATTACACGCCCTCAAATTGAGGATTATCCATATGAAGAAAGTGAAAGTCTTGCTACTGTAGTTCTGTATCATAATCAAAATCCGATTGCACAAGGTGAATGTTATGCGGATGCAGGTAATGGTGACTTTTATTACAGTGTTTGCTCATTAAAAATTAAAGACGTTCATTATCCAGTGGTAGAACATTAATGACACAATATTTAATCACAACATTCACAGATTCAACAGGACGCAAACACAACCACGTTACACAGTCGAGAGATAATCAAACATTTACGGTGGTTGAGGCAGAGAGTAAGGAAGAGGCGTTGAAAAAATATGAGGAGGCAGACAATGAGTAAACACATTCTAAAACTATTATTCACATTAGCAATGTATGAGCTAGGTAAGTATGTGACTAATGTAGTAATTGAACATTACAGATATAGAGAAGATGAGATTGATACTATCAATACATTTAATGAAATGGATCACGTAGATTTAAAACGTATTGTTGCTGAGGTGAGTGAGTAATACAAATGCCTATAATGCAAAAGTATATATTGAAAATCGAGGACGGTCGCTACTACAGTGGTAAGGTATCGGTATATGCAGGTGGTAATAAGGTAGATACAATATTAGAAACTACTGACGATATACTTAAGGCTGAAACTTTTGAGGATTATGATATGGTTTGTGCTTTGGCTCGTAACTATGGCTGTGTAGTATGTGAACTTTGTACTTATATAAAGGAAGTGTATTAATATGTGGATTATCATCTCAATTATATTAGCAATTGCCTTACTCATCTCTATAGGCGTGCAATACGAACAACATAGACAAATAGAATATTACAAATACGCTAATGCTTATATGCACGATTACATCATTAGATACACAGAAGAGAAACGTAAAAACTTATAAGAAAGGAGCCTTTGAATGTTAGACAAAGTCACACAACCCGAAACAATCCAATATGACCGTGACGTCCAATACTCGTTCGCCAGTAGCAGACTGGCAACGAACTGGACTAATCACAACATGGCTTGGTCTGACTTTATGCAAAAGCTTGCGACAACAGTTAGAACAAAAGAGGACTTACTGGACTACAACAAGATGTCTAAGTCTGAACAAGCAGATATTAAAGATGTTGGTGGGTTTGTCGGTGGTTACTTAAAAGAAGGTAAACGACGAGCCGGTAAAGTGATGAATCGTTCTATGCTAACACTTGATATCGACTATGCAGCACAAGATATGGCAGACATGTTATCGATGTTCTACGATTTTGCTTACTGTGTCTATTCAACACATAAGCATAGAGAAGCGAGTCCAAGACTACGTTTAGTTGTACCTTTGAAACGTAATGTTAACGCCGATGAATATGAAGCCATTGGTCGTAAAGTCGCAGATATGGTTGGAATGGATTACTTTGATGATACAACGTATCAACCACACCGACTGATGTATTGGCCGTCAACAAGTGCCGACGCCGAATTCTTCTTCACTTATGAAGATTTACCACTACTCGACCCTGACAATGTGTTAGACGAGTACATTGATTGGACGGACACACTTGAATGGCCAACATCATCAAGAGAAGAAAGCAAGACTAAGCATTTAGCAGATAAGCAAGGTAATCCCGAAGATAAACCCGGAATCGTAGGTGCGTTTTGTCGTGCTTATTCCATTGAAGAAGCAATCGAAACGTTTATCCCTGAACTGTACGACCAACATAGTACAAACCGATACACGTATCATGAAGGGTCAACCGCAGGTGGATTGGTATTATACGAAGACGGCAAATTCGCTTATTCTCATCACAATACCGACCCAGTGAGTGGATTATTAGTGAATAGCTTTGACTTAATCCGTATTCACTTATACGGTGCACAAGATGAGGACATGAAAGCTGATACGCCTATTAACCGTATGCCAAGTTATAAAGCTATGCAGACGAAAGCTCAGAATGATGAGCGAGTTAAGAAACAATTAATTAATGATCGTATGTCAGATGTCATGGACGATTTCGACGCCATTGAAACAGACAACGATGAATGGGATGAAACACTAGAAATCACATCAAAAGGTAACTTCAAAGCGAGTATACCTAATATAGAAATCATTCTACGTAATGACCCTAACTTGAAAAAGAAAATATCATTTAATGAGTTCACAAAACAAATTGAATGTTTAGGCAAGCTACCTTGGAACAAAGAAACCAAGATACGCCAATGGCAAGACGGGGATGACAGTAGTTTACGTGGTTACATTGAAAGAGTTTATGACATCCACCACTCAGGCAAAACGAAAGATGCAATTATCAGTATTGCGATACAGAACAGTTACCATCCAGTTAGAAACTACCTAAACCAATTAGAATGGGACGGTCAACCTAGACTTGAACGCCTATTCATTAAATATTTAGGTGTCGAAGATACAGAAGTGAATAGAACTGCAACACGTAAAACACTTACTGCAGGTGTCGCACGAATCATGCAACCCGGTTGTAAATTCGATTACATGACAACACTATATGGCCCACAAGGTGTAGGTAAATCTGCACTGCTTAAACGACTTGGTGGCGCTTGGTTTTCTGATAGTTTGGTATCAGTCACAGGCAAAGAAGCCTATGAGGCATTGCAAGGTGTTTGGTTAATGGAAATGGCCGAACTTGCAGCAACACGTAAAGCCGAAGTTGAGGCCATTAAGCATTTCATCTCTAAACAAGTAGACCGTTTCCGTGTAGCTTATGGCCATTACGTTGAGGACTTCCCTAGACAATGTATCTTTATTGGTACTACGAACAAAGTGGATTTCTTGAGAGATGAAACAGGAGGTCGTCGTTTTTGGCCTATGACAGTTAATCCGGAAAACGTTGAAGTAAATTGGTCGAAGATAACGAAAGATGAGATTGACCAAATTTGGGCAGAAGCAAAACACTTTTATGATCAAGGTGAAGAACTATTCTTGAAACCTGAACTTGAGGAAGAAATGAGAAGTATTCAAAGTAAGCATACAGAAGAATCGCCTTATGTAGGTATCATTGAGGAATTCCTAAATACACCATTACCAAATAACTGGTATGAAATGAACATTCATCAACGACGTGATTACTTAAGGGGTGATGATGACTTATTGCCTGAAACAGAATCTCAGTTTAAACGTGATAAAGTTTGTGCCCTTGAAATCTTTGTTGAATGTTTTGGGAAAGACAAAGGAGATAGTAGAGGTTCTATGGAGCTTAAGAAAATTACAAACGCCTTAAGACAATTAGGCAATTGGCATGTATATGATGGTAACAAACAAGGTAAATTAAGATTTGGCAAAGATTATGGGCTGCAAAAAGCTTATGTAAAGGAAGAAGACTTAGAAGACTTATTATAAATAAAAATGAATCTTTATACATTTAAAGGTGTTACTTTACTGTTACTTTAGGTGTTACTTTAATTTTTTAAAAGTAACAGTAAAATTGTAAAATTACATCTAGGTGTTACTAGTGTTACTTTACTAATTATTGAAATGTAACACCTAAAGTAACACCTCTATCCGTTGAGGCTCTAAGTTTCAAACATTACTGTTACTAATGTTACTTTAAATTTCCTTAATTGATTAAAAATTAAAGATAGGGAGTAATAGTAGTAATAGGTTGTCCCTAATAGCATATAAGTATAGAAAAAAGTTATTAGAAGTAACACGAGTAACACCCTTATAAATTATGTATTCATTATACAGGTGGGTAAATGAGAGAATCGAACATTGAAAAGTATTTAGTTAGAGAAGTTAAAAAGCAAAATGGTATGTGTCTGAAATGGGTAGCACCTGGAACAAAAGGTGTGCCAGATAGAATTGTAATAATGCCGAAGGGCAAAACGTATTATGTAGAAATGAAACAACCTAAAGGACGAATTGATCCACTGCAAGAATATATGCATAAGCAATTATCAGACAGAGGTCATCAAGTTTATATCCTTTGGACGAAAGCGCAAGTCGATGAATTTATTAGTGAGGTGAGTTAATGAAGTTCAAACCACACACCTATCAGAAACATTCAATCAATAAAGTAATAGAGAATGAGAAATATGGTCTTTTTCTTGATATGGGATTAGGTAAGACTGTATCAACGTTAACAGCCTTTAGTGAATTGCAGATGTTAGATACAGATAAGATGTTAGTGATTGCACCACTCAATGTAGCTAAAGACACATGGGCAGATGAGATCGATAAGTGGGAACATCTTAGACATTTAACCGTATCTAAAGTGTTAGGTACACCAAAGCAAAGACAAGCAGCATTAAACAAAGACGCAGATATCTATATCACAAATAAAGAAAATACCAAATGGCTATGTGACCAATATAAAAATGATTGGCCTTTCGATATGGTCGTGATTGATGAGTTATCAACATTTAAGAATCCATCAAGCCAACGGTTTAAAGCAATTAAAAAGAAATTACCATTAATGCAACGGTTCGTTGGATTGACTGGAACGCCTAGTCCAAATAGTCTACTTGATTTATGGGCACAGGTTTATTTAATTGATAGAGGCGAAAGACTTGAAACCTCATTCAGTCGATATAGAGAAAGATTCTTTAGAGCTACACATCAAGTTAGTGATCACGTATTTAACTGGGAACTGCGTGATGGTTCAGAAGAAAAGATATATGAACTGATAGAAGATATAGCATTGAGTATGAAAGCAAGTGACTATCTTAATATGCCTGAACGTATAGACACGCAACAGGTTGTAACTCTAACACCTAAAGAACGTCAACTCTATGATGAGCTTGAGAAGTATTACATCTTAGAATCAGAAGATGAGGGAACGATTGTTGCACAAAGTGGAGCGTCATTAAGTCAGAAGTTATTACAGTTATCTAATGGTGCAGTTTATACAGATGATGAAGAAGTACGACATATTCATGATAGGAAGTTAGATAAGTTAGAAGAGATAGTTGAAGAAGCACAAGGTCAACCAATCCTTTTATTCTATAACTTCAAACATGATAAGGATAGAATACTTGAACGCTTTGATGATGTGGTTACCTTAGATGATAAAGACTATAAGGCTAAATGGAATAGTGGTAATGCAAAGATATTGTTAGCACATCCAGCAAGTGCAGGACATGGATTGAATCTACAACAAGGTGGACACATCATCGTATGGTTTGGATTAACGTGGTCGTTAGAACTCTATCAACAGGCTAATGCTAGATTGTATAGACAGGGTCAAGAACATACGACAATCGTTCATCACATCATGACTGATAACACAATAGATCAAAGAGTATATAAAGCCTTACAGAATAAAGAACTAACACAAGATGAATTAATGAAAGCTATCAAAGCAAGAATAGAAGAGTATAAGTAATGGAGGTATTAGATGTATTCACGTGATGAAGTTAAAGGTATGATCAATGATTATAAATGGATGCAGAATGTTATAGAGTCACAGGTGTATGATGCAGACAGTACATCAGTAGCACAGTACGGTATAGAGTCAGTAATGCCTAAAGCTAAAGGTGGTACAGGTGATAAGGTATTAGTTAAAGTATTGAATAGGAATAGAGAGTATCGACGTAACATTAAGATACTACAGAAGATGGAGTTCATAGATAAGTATGAAGACTACATCACAGATGATAAGAACTATCATATACTACAGATGTTAAAGTTAGGTGTTAAGCATAAGACTATTAAAGACTTGATGGAGATTAACAGCGACTCTAAGTTCTATGCATGTATCAATGAGATAGTCAATGTATACATGGATGCACAACGAGGACACTACGATGAGAAGACATCAAAGAGATAGAAGAGATAGAAGACATCGAAGGATATGTGCATTAGTTATATCAATAACATTATAATGGAGTCATACGATACGAATATAAAGGGCACATCACATACGTGGTGTGTCTTTTGTTATGCATAAGGTGATTATAGTGAGCAAGTTTAGTGAGTATATAGATACGAGAAACAACAACCGTAAGTTCTATATGAGAGCAAAGTGGAGAAAGACAAGACAACAAGTATTGGCACGTGATCATTATGAATGCGTGAAATGTAAAGAAGAAGGAAAGTTAACAATCAATCAACATCAGTCATTAGAAGTTGACCATATTCTTGAATTAGAAACTCATCCGGAACTTGCCTATGAATTAGATAACTTACAGACCTTATGCAAATATCATCACAATAAAAAACATGGCAGATTTGAATTTAATCCAAACAGAAAAGAAATAAAATTCAATGATGAACAGTGGTAAAAATATTTAGATAATAAAATTATATAAATGAAATAAAACTGTAATATCCCCCCGGTTTCAAGAATCCCATACCTAAAGGGTTTGTCGGAAACCGGCGCTTGGGTCAATTATCCAAGTTTAAAGCTTTATTTGATACATTAGGGGATTGACAAATAAAAATATTATCTAATTCAAAAAGAAAAGAAAGGGGGAGGGCAAATGAAAAAAGATAAGTATTTAAAAGATAAGCTAACAGCCAATCAAATTAAAAAGATAAACGATTCAGAAGACTTTTTAATGTCACAGATTGACACTGATAATAACGTTGAAGTTGAAAAAGTAGAACGCTACATTAACTTACTAAAACTTTTCTATGCTTTAGATGTATATATTGAACAGTCAGGACCGATAACAATCGTTAAAAATGCGAGCCAAGAGTTTGTTAAAGCTAATCCTGCTATTGCAGAGAAGAATAAAGTTAGTGGTTCGTTGTTAGCTTTAGAAAAATCATTCCAATTGGATAAGAAAGCAGAACAAAGAAGACAAGAAGAAGCTGCGAAAGGACCTGATTTAACGTGAAGATACCTAAATATGTTACGGAATATATCGAAAAAGGTAAAACAGGCGAAGCGCTATTCAATAAAGAACGTCATAAGTTAATTTCTTTTTTAGAAGATAATATATTGCAACGTGATGATCTATATTTTGATGAGCAAAAAATAGAGGATTATATCAAATTTAGTGAAAAATGGTTTTTCCCATTACAAGCTTTTCAAAAATTCATTTCTTGTTTTGTATTTTTATATGAAGAAGATACTAAAAGTCCTTATTTCTCAGAATTTTTTATTTCAATGGCACGTGGTGGAGGTAAGAATGGATATATTAGTACATTAGGTGCATTTTTTATGACACCTTTACATGGTATTCCTAAATACAATATGTCAGTTGTAGCCAATAGTGAGAAACAAGCACAGGTTAGCTTTAGAGAAATATATGAAATGATAGAGGGCAATGATTTATATGTGACTGCAGAACGACCTAACAATCCATTTTACTTGAGTAAAGTTTATGTGGAGGGCTTAACTACCAAATCACAGTTTCTTTTTGATACGTCTAATGAAAAAACAAAAGATGGCGCACGTGAAGGTTGTATTTTCTTTGATGAGATTCACGGATATGAGAAAGATTCAGTCATTAATATAAAACGAAGTGGATTAGGTAAGGTTGCACATCCTAGAACGTTTTACATTGGTACAGATGGCTATGTTCGAGAAGGTTTTTTAGATAGATTAAAAGAACGAGCAGATAATGTATTGAAAGGTATTAGCCCTGAAGATAGATTATTCCCGTTTATTTGTAAGATTGACGACAAAGATGAACTGGATCAACCTAATAAATGGGAAAAAGCCAATCCAATGTTTGAAAAACCAGTAAGTGATTATGGAAAACAACTATTTAAAGAAGTCCATCAACAATATTTAGGTTTAAAGTTCAATCCATCAAATAGACCTGAGTTTATGACTAAACGTATGAATATGCCTGAAACTGATTCACAAAGTGTTGTAGCACCTTGGGACGACATAATGGCAACTAATCGACCTATACCACCATTAGAAAACAATGAATGTATTGGCGGTTTAGACTATGCCAGTTTAAAAGACTTTGCAGCAGTTGGGTTGTTATTCCGTTCAGGCGAAGATTACATATGGAAGACGCATTCATTTGCAAGAAAAGAGTTTTTAGACACCTATAAACTTAAGCCACCAATTAAAGAATGGGAAGAACGAGGTTTGTTAACCATAGTTGATGAGCCTACGATAAGTCCAAAACACATTATTGATTGGTTTAGTGAGGCACAACGTAATTACGGGCTCACTAAAGTTATTGCCGACAATTTCAGAATGGACTTACTCAGACCCTTATTTGAAGATGCAGGGATTGAATATGAGGTTATTAAAAACACAAGAGCGATTCAATCATTACTAGCACCAAGAGTTGAAGATATGTTTGCACAACGTCACTTAATATTTGGCGATAATCCGCTCATGCGTTGGTACACCCAAAATGTTGCCGTCAAAATTAGAAAAGATGGCAACAAAGAATATGAAAAGAAAGAGCCAATCCGACGTAAAACCGATGGTTTCCAAGCTTTAATACATGCGTTGTATAGAGCAGACGAGTTGAAGGACTCTAATTTGGAAGATGAAATTGATTTATTAAGCGGATTGAGATTCTAAAGAAGGGAGGTACTTAAAATATGGGACTATTTGATAATGTGTTTAAACGACATTCAGAGTTATCATGGATGTATGATCTTGAGTTTCTTCAGGATAAAAGTAAAAAAGCCTATTTAAAACAAATTGCGCTAAATACTGTTATTGAAATGGTTGCTAGAACGATTTCACAAAGTGAGTTTAGAGTAATGACGGGTAACAAACGAGAAAAAGATGACTTGCATTACAAATTAAATGTTCAACCGAATAAAAATCAAAATGCAGTCGATTTTTGGCAAAAGTTTATTTACAAATTAATCATCGATAATGAAGTACTTGTAGTTAAAAATGACGACGGGTACTTTTTTGTTGCCGATGATTTTGTGAAAAACGATGAAATGGGCTTGTACCCACATAAATTCACAAATGTGATGGTGAATAACTTTGAGTTTAAACGTTTCTTTTCAATGGATGACGTCATCTATTTAAATTATAGTAATCAAAAACTTGAAGACTTTTCAATGGGTCTATTTGAGGATTATGGCGAGATATTTGGTCGCATGATTGACTTACAACTGATGAATAATCAAGTAAGAGGCGTTCTAAATATCGATACTACTCAATTCAAAGCCGAAGATGGTAGGGCTAAACTTCAAGGTTATATCGATATGATGTTTGAGGCATTTAAAAACAATTCAATTGCTATTGCACCATTAACTAAAGGTCTAGAATACGAGGAGCATTCAAGTAAAGGTAGTGCACAAAACTCACAAGATTTTAAAGAACTTGAGGAATTAAAACGTACCATTTTAACAGACATTGCACGAATGTTAGGTGTTCCACCTGCACTAGTTATTGGTGAAATGGCAGACCTAGAAAAGCAAATCGATTCTTATTTGAAATTCTGTATTAACCCACTATTAAGAAAAATTGAATCTGAATTAAATTCAAAATTTTTCTATGAACAAGAATATTTAGATGAAGATAAACATATTAAAGTCGTAGGTATTGATAAACGGGATCCATTACAAATGTCAGAAGCTATTGATAAGTTAGTTTCATCAGGTACATTTACAAGAAATCAAGTACGAATCATGACAGGTGAAGATCCTGCAGATGACCCAGAACTTGATAAATTTATCATTACGAAAAACCTTCAAACTGCAGATTCATTTAAAGGAGGTGAAAAACAAAATGAGTAATCCTATCATTAGAAATGTAGCTCCTGTATTTAAAAATGAATCAAAAAACGGGAAACACATACTTACATTGTCAGGAACAATAGCAAACATGTCATTTTTTGATGATACGGTTAGTGCTAAAGATGTTAAAAACGCTTTAGATAACGTGGATAAAGATATTATTGTTCGTTTGAATTCAGGTGGCGGTGATGTTTTTGAAGGAATTGAAATTTATAATTATTTACGATCACTAAAAAACCACGTCACTATAGAAGTTACATCTCTAGCAGCAAGTGCCGCCTCTCTAATTGCTATGGCTGGAGATAAAGTTGTCGTTCGCACAGGCGCCAACATGATGGTACACGAAGCCTCAACAATGGCGTTTGGTAACAAATCGGATATTCAAAAAACTTTAAATGCACTTACTGCAATAGACGAATCTATTATTGATATCTATTACGACAAAACAGGCTTGGATAAAGAAGAAATTAAGAATTTATTAGTTAACGAAACATGGTTAACAGCAGATGAAGCAATTAGCAAAGGTTTCGCTGATGCGAAATCGTCAAGAAAAGCTGTAACGAAGGAGGAGGGGGTGGAAAACATGAACGAGCAAAAATTTGTAGCTGCTTTAAAAGCGCAACAACAAGCCATTCAAAATGCAATCGATGATTTGGAAGAAGATGATGAGAGTAAAAAGCAAGAAAAATCATCAGATGAACGAATTGCAGATTTAGAGAATGATATGAAAAATGTAAAAAAAAGATTAGATGATTTAGAGAAAGGTGGAGAGAGTTCGGATGAAGGCACCGAACCACCACAAAACAAAAAGTTCAATCGTTTCACATTTTAAATAGCTTCTCGTGAGTAACGGGAGGCTATTTTTAATGTTCAAAATTAAGGAGGAAATATAATGTCAATGAAACAAAATGAGCAAAAGTTCAAAAATTATCATGAGCACAAGCAAAAATTCGCTAACTTAGTGCAAAATGGTGCAAGTGATGAAGAACAATCAAAAGCGTTTGGTGCTATGTTTGACGCATTATCAAATGACTTACAAGAAGAAATCGAGAACAGAGTGAATAACCGAGTTGTAGACAATGGTATTTTAGCAAAACGTTCTCAAGATCCATTAACTTCTGAAGAACGTAAATTCTTCAACGAGATTAATTACGAAGTAGGATATACAGACGATAAAATCTTACCTGAAACAGTTGTTGAACGAGTATTCGATGACTTACAAAAAGAACATCCTTTATTGTCTAAAATCAATTTCCAAAATGCAGGTATTAAAACTCGTGTAATCAAAGCAGACCCAGCAGGTCAAGCTGTATGGGGTAAAATCTTTGGCGAAATTAAAGGCCAATTAGACGCTGCGTTCCGTGAAGAAGACTTCACACAATATAAATTAACTTGTTTTGTAGTTTTACCTGATGATTTATCAATCTTTGGACCTAATTGGATTGAACGTTTCGTACGTACTCAAATTCAAGAGGCTATCTCAGTAGCATTAGAAGCAGCAGTCATCAATGGTGGAGGCGCATCTAAATTAAAACCGGTCGGTTTAATGAAAGATATTAATACTGATAATGGTGCAGTTACAGATAAAACATCTTTAGGTACATTAACATTTGCAGATGCAGATACTACAGTATTAGAGCTTAAAGATGTATTGAAAAACTTATCAGTAGATGCAAGAGGTAAAAAATTAAAAATCGATGGTAAAGTAACGTTAGTTGTAAATCCTCAAGATGAGTGGGATATTCAAGCTCGTTACACATACTTAACAGCTAACGGTGGTTTCGTTACTGTATTGCCTTACAATGTATCTGTTGTAGCTTCTGAGTTTGTCCCTGAAAAGAAATTAGTTGCCTTTGTAACTGATCGTTATGACGCAGTACGCGGTGGCGGTTTAACAGTGAAGAAATTCAATGAAACTTTAGCATTAGAAGATGCAGTATTATTCACTGCTAAAACATTTGCATATGGTCAACCAGCAGATAACAAAGCTTCTGCAGTTTATGATTTAAATGTGGCTACGGGTCCTAAATCACAAACAGCTGCAGGCGGTACAACTGACGGTAAAACACCAACTGCATAGGAATTGAGGTGATGTAAATGGAAAACATCACAGATGACTTGCTAAGCGAATTTAAAGACTATACTAAAATCTCACATGACACAGAGGACGAGTATTTAAAAAATCTTTTGAAGAAGTCATACAGTAATCTTGTGTCGAGATTTGGTGAGTTTAATATATATGAAGATCTAGAAGGACAAGATTTAGTTTTTGCAAGATCACGTTATGCTTATGAAGATTTGCTTGAGTATTTTAATGATAATTACCAAGATGATTTAATTAGTTTTGGTCTGAATAATGTGACTGGAAGTGGTACAAATGAAAACACCATTTAAAAAGCCCTTTATTACGACTAAAAAATTAAATACTAAAGTACATTTTTATGAATACCAAGCAAATAAAGGACCTGAGGCAGGCGTTAAACGTAAAAAAATCTTATATAGTTGTTGGGCTTACGTTCCGCAATGGAAAATGACAGAGTTACAAAACGCCATTGCTAACGGTACTGAGCACGATGTGAAAATATTTATCAGAGAAACACATGGACAATATGTACCATCAGAAAGGCACTATATTAACGTAGAATCGTCTTATATCACACAAGACTTGAACATTAAATTAGTACAACCCGACGTTGAGAATGAAGATTTTTTAATGATTTTGGGTGGTGTGACAACGTCATGAGTATAAAATTTGATGAAAAAGAAGTGATGAAAGAACTTGAGAAGAAGTTCAATAAGACGAGAATGCGAAAGATATACGATAAGGCTTTAATTGCAGCAGGTAAAGTAATACTTGAGGCAGTTAAAGCTAACATTCGTTATTTTAGGGATACTGGTGCCGAGTATGGTGAAGTAAAACTCTCTAAACCAATGTGGGAAAATGGTACACGATCCATCCGCTTATATTGGGAAGGTGAAAAACAAAGATATGCTATTGTGCATTTGAATGAAAAAGGCTTTCATAATAAGAATGGTAAGTTTATTAAACCAAAAGGTATGGGAGCGATAGATAAAGCTATCAGAAGTGCAAGAAACACTTTTTACAAAGTCATTCAAGAAGAGGTGGAAAAAGCGTTATGATTGATATTCTAAATGTTATTTATGAAAAATTAACTAGCAATGACGCTTTGATGCGCCTTGTCAGTGAGGATAATATTAAGTTTAATGATTACCCTGACGTTCAAGACATCATTAAACCTTACATTGTGTTAGATGACTTTGACGACCCTATACCAGAGACATATATTGATGGAGATAGGTATGCTTATAGCTATATTGTCCAAATAGATGTGTTCGTTAAATACTCTGATAATTACAATGCAAGATTAAGAAGAAATGAGATTTCTCAACTCATAAGTGAACTACTTTGGGATGAATTAAAAATAAGCCAAGTTACTAATTTAGGTAACGAATACAATAAGGACTTTAGCCTATATCGTTCAACCAGACGATATGAGGCTATTTTTTATAAGGAGGAAAATTAATTATGGTAAAACAAGCAAAAACACCGCGTTCATATATTAATATTAAAGATTTAGGGTTTGCAGTTTTAAGCACAGATGAAGTTAACAACATTAAATATGAAAAAGTAACTCAAACACGTGGGCTACAAGAAGTTTCTGTAGAATCAGGTGGAGAGATTGTAAATGCTTATGCAGACGGAGGAATCATCGAGTCTGGTACGACTGATGGTGAAGCTTCAATTAACTTAACAATGCATGCCTTCCCACAAGAAATCAGAGAAATTATCTTTAATGAAGTATATGATGAAAATGGTATCTATGAAGAATTAAAAGGTAAGCAAAGCAACTATGTTGCAGTTTGGTTTAAACGTGAACGTCGTGACGGTTCATTCCAACGTGTTGGATTAACTAAAGTAATGTTCTCTGAACCGAAAATGGAAGGTCAAACTGCAGAGGACAAATGGGAATTCTCACAAGAAGAAGTTGAAGGTACTGCAATGCACCGTATCGGCGATGACAAACGTAAAATTATCTTTGACTCTAAATCAAAAGATGACGATGAGTCTGAATTCTTCAAGCGTTTATTATTAGGTGCTTATGATGAGAAAACTGAAGTAGTAACACCAACTGCATAATTGATTTAAGGCGACTTTAACGGTCGCCTATTTTTGTATACAAAAATTTTAATTTTAAGGACTGATGATATGGCAACTTTTAAAGTCTTAGCTGACTGTAACGATAAGAAAACCAATAAATCATATAAGCAAAATGAAGAAGTAGAAGCAACAGTGAAAGAAATCAACGATTTTGAAAAACGTTTAGAAAAAGCAGGACATGGAACACCATTCTTTGAAAGATTAGATAACAAATAAGGAGAGTATTAAAATGGCTAAATTAAAACGTAACTACATTCAATTAGTAGAAAACCCAAAAGCTGAAGAAATTAAAATGGAAACTTACTTAACACCACACTTTATCCCAATGGATGTGCTTTATGAAGCAACAGATATCATGGCAGAGTTAGAGCGTGTGGAATCAGGAGAAGTTGAAATGAGTTTTAAAGAACAATTAGATAAATTAATCGATGTTGTTGTTAAAATTTACGGGGGCCAATTCACTGCTAAAGATGTTAAAGCACGTTTACATGCACCTGATGCAGTAACTGCTTTACAAAGACAAGTTGAATTCATCGCAAATGGACAACAAGACGAAGAAACAAAAAAGTTTATTCAGAGCATCAGTTAAACCAATTAACTGAAGAGGATTTAACGTATTCAAGTATGTTAAATCATTTAGATATTGTCGTCAGAGATTTAGTAAAGGAAGGAAAAGATGTTAATGAAGTGTTGAAAATGCCTTATCACTATGTATTACAAATACTAGATGAACGTAACACTAATAAAGTCACTTCTGATGCTAAAGCTGATGCGATATTTGCAAATTTCTAGCCTTAGCATAATTGCTAGGGCTTTATTTTTTTATCTTATTTTAAGAAAGGAGGACAATGAGTGGCAGATATAAAAGGTTTATCCATATTAATGAACATGAAAGATGTTGGTGTTGAGCGTTCTTTGAAACAAATCAAAGCTCAGTTCAAAACATTAAGTAGTGAAATGACAAGATCCAATGCAGACTTTAAAAATACTGAACGTTCTATGAGTAATTTAAACAATAGAACAAAAGAATTAAGAAAAGGTATTGATGTTACAGAAAATAGCATGAAAGATATTGCCAATCAATTGAAAAAGATGTCTACAGAAGAACAACGTTCTAGTGTAGAAGCGGAAAAGCTTAGATTGGAGTATAGTCGTCAAAATAGAGCCTTAAATATGTATCAAAGACAATTGAATCAAACTGAAACAGAATTAAATCAGTTCGGACAATCAACAAAACGCACTGTGTTTTCTATGGAGAAGATAGATAATGTTTTAGGTACAATGAGACGTCAATTAAATATTACAAATATGGCTTTTGAACGTGGAGAAAAGTCCACGAAAGGTTATGAAAGTTATTTAAATAGCTTAAATGTCGTAATTGAAAAGCATAAACGTACGATTCAAACACTTGAAACAAGATATCGTAATGTAGCAAGACAACAAGGTGTGAATAGCCAAGAGGCTTTACAGTTAAGACAAAAAATACTTCAAGAAAAACAATCCCTAGATACATTAGAGGGGCAATATCGTCAAACTTCAGCTCAAGCACAACGTTTCGCAATGGAACAGAAGTCTGCAACGATGTCTATGACTCAAATTAGACAAAAAATAACACAAGTAGCACAATCTTTACGCATTAGTGCTAATAATTTTAAGTTGTCAGGTCAAACGGCTAGTGCCTATAAAGCGAAAATAGAGTCGCTTAATAACGGCATGAAACAGCAACAACTCATTGTTCAAAATTTAGCGAAACAATATGATTACGCTAAGCACCAATACGGTGCAACAAGTAAAGAGGCGCAAGAACTAGGAGTTCAATTAAGTGAAGAGCGACTTAAACTTAAAAACTTAGGTACTGAATTAAATAGTACAACTCAAGCACACAGACGCTTGAAGATGGAACAACAACAAGGCGTTTCATCAATGTCTCAGATACGTAATAAGATGACAGATTTAAATAATACTTTAACTTTATCTCGTAGTAGTTTTTCACGAGCAGGAGAAAGTGTTAATAGCTATAAAAACCATTTAATTACATTGAAAAACAACATGACGCAACAAAAGACTGTCTTAAGAGAGTTAACTGCTCAATATAATTTTGTTGCTAATGCTCAAGGGAAGAACAGTCAAGAAGCTAGGGAATTAGCAAGTGCTATTGTTCAACAAAAAGTAAGAATGAATGAGTTAGAATCTGAAATTAGACAAACAGGTCAAGCTTATAATGAAATGGCACAAAAGCAACGCAATGCTCAAGCTTTAGGCTCCACAGGTTTTGGTAGAGCTATTCAAAGCGTTAATAGATATAAAGAATCTATTAATAATGCAGGAATGGCAATGCGAAATATTGGCTCGAACATGTCGATGTACATATCATTACCAGTTGTTGCAGGATTTGGTGCAGCAATTAAAAAAGGCATGGATTTTGAATCACAAATGGCTAAAGTTGGAGCGATTGCAGGAGCTAGTAAAGGCGAATTAAAAGCAATGACTGATCAAGCCGTTGACTTAGGTGCTAAATCTGTATTTAGTGCTTCTGAAGTTGGTAGTGGTATGAAAGAATTGTCTGCTTTAGGCTTTAACGCTAAACAAACAATGTCTGCAATTCCAGGTGTTATCGATGCAGCTGCAGCAAGTGGCGCAGATATGTCTACAACTGCAACTATCATGGCATCAACAATGAACTCATTCGGTTTAGAAGCGTCCAAATCAGGACACATTGCCGATGTTTTAGCTATGAGTGCAAATAAATCTGCTGCAGATGTAGGTTACATGGGTGAAGCGCTTAAATATGCAGGAACTCCTGCCCATTCTTTAGGTATGAGCCTTGAAGATACATCTAGTGCTATTATGGCAATGAGTAATGCAGGTTTAAAAGGTGAGCAAGCAGGTACGACATTACGTGCTTCTTTAATAAGATTATCTAAACCAACAAAAGCCTCACAAAAAGCTATGGATGAACTAGGCATTTCACTTACTGACTCTAAAGGTAAATTTGTAGGTATGCCTGCTTTAGTAGGACAATTCCAAAAAGGTTTACAAGGTATGACAAAAGAGCAAAAACTTGCAGCGGTTTCTCAAATTGTTGGAACTGAATCGGCAAGTGGTTTCTTAGCAATGATAGATGCAGGGCCTAAGAAAATAGGAGCTTATAGTAAATCGCTAAAAAATTCTGACGGGGCAAGTAAAGAAGCAGCAGATAAAATGAACAACACACTAAAAGGTGCAGTTGAACAATTAGGTGGCGCTTTTGAATCATTAGCTATTAAGATAACACAAAGTAATGGAGGGCCTTTAACAGGCTTAATCCATGTATTGACTGGAATCATTGGTGCGATTACTAAATTACCTGGACCTGTAATACAAGTAATAACAGTATTTGCAGGATTAGTTGCCGCTATTGGACCTTTATTAATGATGACTGGAGCAGTTGCGAACGGTATTACGGGAATTGTAGGAGCCATGACTTTACTGAACGAACTAGGTGCAGGAGAAGGTATCATGGCAGGCTTTAGAAATGGTATATCTAAAGCTTTAGGACCAATAAGAACAATGATTGGTTTATTAAGAGCACAAGCAGTTGCTGCGTGGGCATCACTTGGTCCTTACGCTTTAATAGCCGGAGCAATTGCAGCCGTTGGTGTTGCTTTTTATGTAGCCTATAAGAAATCAGAAACCTTTAGAAACATTGTTAACGCAGTGATCACCCCAGTAAAAAATAGTTTTATAGCCTTATGGAATGTTATTAAACAATTTGGTAGTGCTATTAAATCTGTATTCAATGGAGATACTTCAGGTGGATTAAATATCCTTAAAAAAATTATTCCACCAGAAGCAGCACGTCAATTCACTGCGACCCTTGTAATGTTACGAGGAGCATATAATCAGTTTATATCATTTATACGTTCAACATCTGTTGCTATAGGCTCATTCTTTAGATCTTTTTGGCAAGAGAATGGCACAACAATTATTAATGCCTTTAATGCAGTTAAGAACACTGTAGGTTTAGTGTTAAGTACATTATTTAATGTTGTAATCAAACCGATTTTAGCAGGGATTAGAAGTGCATTTAGCATTGTTTTTGGTGGAATCAAAGCCATAGTTATCAATGTGTTTACTGGAATCCGTATGATTGTTCAAGGTGGCTTAACTGCTATAAGTGGTATTATTAAATTATTCAAAGGTATTTTCACTGGTGACTTCAGATTAATGTGGCAAGGTATTAAACAAATATTTAGCGGTGCATTAATGGCAATCGGTGGAGTAGTTCGCATGACTTTTGGCAATCTACTTATTTTCTTAAGAACGATTGGCTTGTTAATGCTTAACGCAGTTAGAACAGTTTGGAATGTAATTAAAAATGTCATCGTAACATCAGTTCGAATTTCTGTTAACGTAGCTAAAGCGCTCATGGGTGGATTGCGTAACGCATTTGTAGCTATATGGAATGGTATTAAAACTGTAAGTATAGTAATTTGGAATGGAATCAAAAATGCAGTCGTTGGCTTAATTCGATTAATGATTTCAAACGCCCGAAAAACTATAGCAGGATTACGTGGATGGATAGTGACTTGTTGGAACTATATTAAAGCGGTATCCATTAGAGTATGGAATGCTATTAAAAATGGTGTCGTTGGTGCGATTCGAGGTCTAGGCAATGGCGTTAGAAAAATCATTGGCACTTTACGTGGTTGGATTATCACAGCTTGGAATTACATAAAAAATAAAGTAATCGGATTAGCTAAAAATCTTTCAAGTGGAGTACGTAAAGCTTTTACAAACCTATGGAATGGCATTAAGAAAATTTCTTCTAATATACGTAATTTCTTAGTGAAATTATGGAGCTATGTGAAAAACAAAGTTATTAGCTATGCTAAAAGCTTGTATAGTGGTGTGCGTAAAGCCTTTACAAACCTATGGAATGCGGTTAGAAAAATATTTTCAAATGTCCGTAATTTCTCAATTAAAGTATGGAACTATGTTAAAAACAGAGTCGTTAATTTTGCAAAATCCTTATATAACGGCGTAAAACGTAACTTTAATAATCTTTGGAACAATACCAAAGCAACCTTTAATAAATTACGTAATTGGCTAACTGGTTTATGGAAACGATTAAGAAATTCAGTTGTTAATAGTGCTAAAAGTCTATGGAACGGTGTCAAAGCTACTTGGTCAAGATTGGCTAGTGGCACTCGGAATTTATTTAACAGAGTGAAAAATGACACTGTAAATAAATGGAAGAGCATGAAGAATTCTGTTACAGGAGTAGCTAAAAGTTTATGGTCTAGTGTCAAAAATACTTTCTCTAATATGGCTAGTGGATTAAAAACATTAATAGGAAGAATTAAAAGTCATATTGGTGGCATGGTTAGTGGCGTCAAAGGCGGATTAAACAAATTAATCAAAGGTGTTAACTGGGTAGCCGGAAAATTAAGTATGGATAAATTACCTTACATTAAATTACACACTGGTACTGAATCTACTCATACTCAAAATGTTGTAACTAATGGAAAAATTAATCGTGATACATTTGCTACAGTTGGAGATAAAGGTCGAGGAAATGGTCCAGGTGGCTTCCGACATGAAATGATACGTTACCCTAATGGAAAAACTGCTATCACACCTAATAGAGATACAACAGCTTTCTTACCTAAAGGCTCATCAGTATTAAATGGAGCTCAAACACATAGTATTTTAAATAGTAACCATCAATTTTCAAAAGGATCATTGCCTAGATTTGCAGGTGGTACTGGTTTTAATTTATTAGGTGGAGGTAAGAAACCTAAAAAACATAAACACGGCGATAGTGTTGCCGGCGATGTAATGGGAAATGTTAAGAAAACTGTTGGTAATGTAGGTAAAGAGGCTAGCGCCATTACAGGTAAAGTAGTTAAAGGCGGAAAAGCTATAGTAGAAAAAACATTAGAAACTGCAGGTAAAGGTAAAGACTGGCTTAAAAAATCTGTTGGTGATGTGTTAGACTACATAGAACATCCAGGGAAATTACTTAATAAAGTCCTTCAAGGTTTTGGTATTAGTAAGGATAGTTTCGGTATAAGTAAGGCCGCTGAATTACCATACAATATGATGACTGGTATGTTTAAAAAACTTAAAGAAGCTGCCACTAAAAAAATCGGTGAATGGTTAGAAGATAGTGGTGGTGGCGACGGTGGTTACATCGACTTATCTAAAGGTATCAACTTTGGATTCGCAAGAACTGCCGCTGAAGCAAGAGCACAAGGATATCCTTTCCCACGCCCACATCATGGTCTAGATATTAACTATAAACATGACAAAGTATATTCTACAATGGCAGGTACTGCTAGAACGTTCACTGGTTATAGTGGCGGATTTGGACGACATGTTGAAATTACAAATGGTAGCTTGAAGTCTATTTATGGGCACTTGCATAAGTTAGCTTTTAATGGTACTAAAAAAGTTCATCCAGGAACTTACTTAGGTATTTCAGGTGGTAGTCCTGCAGAAGATGGTGCAAATGCGGGTAGTTCTACTGGGCTTCATTTACACTATGAAATGCAACGAAATGGTGTCGCTTTTGACCCTACAAGTTGGTTGAAAAAACACAATGGTGGTGGAGGTGGCGGTCAAAATAAAGCTGCTTCCAAATGGAGAGGCGATATCCAACGTGCTGCAAGACAAATGAAAGTTAAGCTTTCCAGTGGAGAACTTAACGGTATTATTGCTCAAATTCAACGTGAATCAAATGGTAATGCGGGTGTAACTCAAGGTAACATTGGAGATATAAACAACTTGAGAGGTACACCGGCACAAGGCTTACTACAATATGTACCAGGTACATTTAAAAGTTATGCAGTAAGAGGTCATAAAAATATTAAAAATGGTTATGATCAATTGCTTGCGTTCTTCAATAACTCAAATTGGCGAAGAGACTTACCAAACGGTCATTCAGGTTGGGGTCCATCAGGACATCGTAGATTTGCAACTGGTGGCTTAATCCAATCATCAGGTTGGTATAATATCGCAGAAGGTGGATATCCTGAGTGGATTATTCCTACCGATCCATCACGTCGAGGCGACGCTATGAAAATGTTGGCTTTAGCAGCTCAAGATATTCAAAGAGGTCGTTCAGGAACAAGTGGAAATAAACGACCTAACCAATTACCTAACATCAATACTGGTAGCAATGACAACGAAATATTAATGCAAATGGTTGCCCAACAACAAGAACAAATAGCTTTACTTACTCAATTAGTTGCTAGTAATCAAACTATTGCAGATAAGGACTTCAAACCTGCTATTGATCATTTCACTCATGAAAGACAAGTGTTTAATAGTATAGATAAATTTGAAAGACAGAAATCAAGAAAGCAAAATTTTAAACCAGGGGAGGTTAGATAATGCTTGATACAATCAAAGTTAATAACAAAACACTTCCATGGTTAGTTGTTGAAAGAGGGTTTAAGATCCCCTCTTTTAATTTTGCATTAGAAACTGAAGAGGTTGCAGGAAGACCAGGAAGTATAGTTAAAAATAGAACTTTAAAAGAATTGAAGTTCGACTTACCATTAATTGTTCATAATGACTACTTATCTCATGGTGGTATTAAAACGCATGATGATGTGTTAAATGAATTAGTTCGATTCTTTAATTATGAGGAAGCAGTTCCATTACAGTTCACAACTCAAAATTGGTATTGGAATGCTTATTTTGATGGTCCAATCGAACTAAAAAAAGATAAATACAATTTTTATTCTTTTACAATCTCTGTTGTTTTAGCAGACCCTTACAAATATGCTGTTGAAGGAACAAAAAACACAGCTATATCTGACCAAGTCAGTGTAGTCAGTACAGGAACAGCAGATAGCCCAGTTATCGTGCAAGCTACTGCATTGCAAAATGCAAGTTACTATATGATCACTAAAAATGATGTAGATTACTTCATGATTGGCGATGATGATTTAGATAAACCAATAGAGGACTATACACCAACACTTTGGGATAATGAAATGCGTAATTTTACAGGTTGGACGAAACAGACAGCCGGTACAAATATAGATGGGTACACAGGTGGCACAACTGGTGGAGGTATGGAGCTTGCAAGTTCTAAAGATTCATTTGTATTGAAACAAGATACTATTACTGCCACATCAGGTTGGAACGGTGCAGAGTATAAACACAGTTTTGGTAAATCGGCACAAGATTTTGTTTCTACAATTAAACTACATGTGAATCAAAAGAAAAAAGGCTCAACACATTGTGCACAATATCTGTATGATACAGATAATCGCCTAATCGCTAGCATTGGTTATCGAAATACTCGTTCTAGTCAGGCGATTGGTAGCATAGTGATTACGCTATTTGACCAATTAGGTGTACAAAAGAAAATCTATGAGTACGGTAACTTACCTATGTTCTATAAATGGGATGATTTAGTATTGTATATTCGTTTAGAACGTTCAGGAACTACATTCAAAATCAAAACTTGGAAATATAAAGAAGTCGAATATCCTAAACGTGTTATTCCAGTTGATGTGCATGAGAAACAATGGGAAGACAGTGGTAAGTTTTACCAACGTCCTATTGCAGCAGTTAGTGTATATACTGCGAAAAATGGTACTAACTACCACATGCCAACATACATTTTAGGAAGTTACACACATGAGAAACTGCCTAAACCACCTAAAGCTAGGGATATGATAATTAAAAAAGGCGATGTGATTAACATCAATATGCAAGATAAAACAGTAACGATTAACGAAGACCCGTCACTTGATTTAAAAACATTTGGTAGCGACTTCTTTAACATTAATAGTGGCTATAATGAATGTTTGATATATCCTGAAAAAACATTCGACACAACGGTTTATTGGCAAGATAGATTTTTATAAGGAGGTGACGAATTGAAACATACAGGCATTCATATTTTAGATTTTAATGACAAAATCATTGATTATATTAGTCGTGATGACGGTGCATTATTAAATGGAGTGATGAGTACCAACGCCGAAGAAAAATCAGAAACATTCGATTTCACAATGTTAAATGATCGTGCTGAACATTTGCGTGAACGTAATCGTATTATTGCACAAGATAATAATGGTGTTTATCGTGAGTTTATTATTTCTCATGTGGTAGATAACTTTGATGGTACAACTGATGTAGAAAGTAATGCATCATACCTAGAAGATATTGATAAATCACGTCCAATAAAACCTGGGAAATATAGTTCATATAGTACTTCTCAAGCCTTAAATGAAACGCTACGTAATACTGGTTGGGAAATGTCAGATGACACTGAACATGGTGGTATGAGAACAACCAGTTGGACATCTTATTCAACACCATATGAAGTTATCAACATGTTATGCACAACATACGGTATGGTTGCTGACTATTCAATTGAACTTGGCTCACATACAGTTGAGCATAGATATGTAACACTTAAGAAACCATTTAGCTTATTTAAAGGTAAAGAGATTACTAAAGGTAAAGACTTAACAGGTATGACGCGTACCGTTGATATGTCAGAAGTACGGACTGCATTATATGCTATTGGTCCTGAAAACGACACTGGACAAAGACTAGAAAAAATAATTACAGATGACGACGCTCAGGCACAGTTTGGATTGCCTGGGCGTTATCTATGGAGTGTGTATGAGCCTGAATCAGACGATAGTAATATGACCGATGAACGTTTAACCACACTTGCTAAAACCGAACTCAACAAACGTAATAAATCGGCAATCAGTTATGAGATTACTTCCACAGATATTCATACACATTATCCGGAAATGGTCGTTTCGCTACATGACACAGTACGTATTAAGGATAGAGATTTCAGACCACCACTTTATATTGAAGCGGAAGTCATTGGTGTTGATTATGACTTAATTCAAGATGAAAGCACATATAAATTTGGTAACGTAGTTGAATATGACGAAAGTAGTTTAAGAGCTATTTTTGATAAGAAATTAGCTGATATGACTAAGAAATTAAATGATAATGTAAATAACGTTAATACGATTGTAAAAGACGTTGTAGCCGGTGAACTTGAATATTTTGAACGTAAGATATTCAAAGGTGCAATTGCACCGGACAATCCCGTTAACGACATGCTTTGGTACGATACAAGCAATCCTAATGTTGCGGTATTGAGAAGATATTGGAACGGTGAATGGCTAAATGAAACTGTTGAAGATGTGGAAAAAATAGGTGGCGTAACAAGAGAAAAAGCATTATACGATAGCATTAAAAATGCATTTGAAAATTTAGCTATACAACATAGTAAGTTAATGGACGAAACATATTCAGTTTTAAATAGTGAATATTTAGTCGATACGGATTTAAAAGGAAAACTACAAACTGAATTAAATAATGTAGATAAGATATTCCAAAGCATTCAAACTGGTTTAAATGCAATGACGTCTGATACTGCCACAATTGGTGCTTTAATTGATATACAAGCACAATTTGGAACGTATAGACAGAAGTTACAAGACTTATATAAAGCACTTCAAAATGCGAAAATTTCCGCAGATAAAAGGCTTAGATTACTTCAATCACAATACACTGATCAGAAATTTAATGACGCACTAAATAAAGTGGCAAGTAAGTTTGGTCTAACTGTAGATAGTAATAACAACATGGTTGGTACTTCCGATGTTATAGCAAAAGCCGTACAAGCCTCACACGATGATACGGCAGAACAGCTAAAGTCTTATGTTAAAAGTGTCGATTATCAAACAGATAAAAATGGCTTTGTTACACGATTAGATAGTGCCGATTCAGAACGTAAACAGTTGAGTAATGAGATAAGCGATAAAGTAAGTTTAAGTGAGTATCGCAATTTAAGAGTAGGTGGAAGAAACTATTTAGCTAATGACAATTTAGAATTTGGGCTACTAAATGTTACAACTGGAGCGCCTGCTAATTCAGTTACTACCAGAGTTAGAAATATTAACTTTATAAATGTAGAATCTGAAAACTATATTATTAAAATAAATAGTCCGATAACTGGTAAAACAGTTCAGTGTTGGCTCTTTGCTTATGATGATAACAATAACGTTGTCTATTCATCGGGATATAAAGATTTAAATCCAAGTTTGTCATTTGCATTTAAACCTGAATACAAAAAAATAAAATTCCAGTTTAGATACACAGATAATTCTGTAATGACGTTAGATGATATCAGAAATGCAAAAATTAAATTTGAAAAAGGTACTATTCCAACTGATTATGATATAGCACCGGAAGAAACAGATACCAAACTTACCAATATGAATACTTCTATCAGTCAAAACGGTAAAGATATACAACAACGCGCAACTAAAGAAGAATTTAACTCTAGTAAGAAAACTTTATCTAAAGTCATATCTGACTTCACGAACAATGTTGCTACTGGTATGACATTTACTTATGACGAAAATGGTGCAATCCAGTTAATGAATATTGCTAAAGATGGTATTAAGTTAAAAGGCGATAGAGTAGATATCACAGTTAACAAAGACTTTAATGTGGTTACTCAAACTTTAAATAATAAAGTTGGTAAAGATGAAGTTGTAAACCGATTAAACCTATCTAAAGAAGGATTAGATATCAATGTAAATAATTTAGGTATTCGAGGTGGAAACAACTCTGAATATATAGATATTCGTAATACTTCTATATTATCTTATGGCTCATTCACTCGTACGTGGGCAAACGTCACAGATACTGCAAAACTGAAATTAGGTATGAATAAAGGCACTATACAAGTATCTAATACAACGACTGGTTATAACTTGTATTTAACTGAAAAAGGACTTTCTACCATGCTTGCAGGTGCAGGAGATGAAACAGCTGGTACTTTAGAGTTCCATTCGCAACGATACAATGAAACTTCTCGTGGTGTGACATTACATTCAACATACGGTGCAGTTGCATTAGCGAGTGATAACAGTCGTGTTATTTTAGATTCAAACTTAACTGTTAACATAGAAAGTCAAACAAGCTCAGTCTATATCAGACCGATGAAAGACAATAGAACTGGTACAAATGAATTTAGATTTTGGGTTAAAAACAATGACACTGGAGCCGATACTGATGGGGTTTTATCGTATGGTTTAATTACTGGTACGAACAACAGCCCTTATGATTTTGGTTCAGGTATACGTTTTGATAAGTCACCAAAATCTAACTATGTATATGCAACTGACAAAGACGGTAATATCGGTACTGGTGACTTTTATGCTCGTAATTTCTTAGGCGATTGGTGGGCTAAAGGCACAAATTTATATGGCTTGGTAAATAATGGTGGAGAATTACGTATAACTGATCGTTCAGGTTATAACAATGGCAACCCAAATTATCAAGGACTTGCTGCAAACGAGATACGTGCGGGGTCAATCAGAACGTTAAGCGGTAATCTCTATATTGGTGTTTCAACTGATAAACTAAGAGTAACGAATAACTTGTTATATAACGGAGGAAATATTGGGTACAGACCTATTGAAGCAAGTGATTTTATAAAAGCATCAAGAGTTGAATATAAAGAAGACATAGAATATTGGAATTTCGATGCATTGAGTATTATTGTGAATGACCTCGATTTATATAGCTATAAATATAAAGAAGACTTAGATAAAACAACTCATCATGGACCAGTTATAGGTGATGGCTATAATACACCTGAAGAATTTATTATAGGAAATGGTATTAACACTAATGAAATGCTATCTTATTCAATAAAAGCTATACAACAGTTAAATGAAAAATTACAAAACTTGGAGGAACAAATCAATGGAAAATAAAAATCAAGGATTACAAGCTAATCCACAACTTACAATTAATTATCTTACGCAGGAAGTAGCAAACCTAACAAAAGAGAATGCAATGCTTAAAGCAATCATACAAGAACAAAATCAAACAAATCAAAGTGCTGAGGAAGAGTAATCCTTAGCACTATTTTTATACAAAAATTTAGGAGGAATCAGTTATGGCAAATGAAGTAGTAAACAAAAAAGAAAATTATATTTTGGTACAAGTAGACAGTGAAGGTGTAGAAAATGCACTCAGTATTGATTATCGTGGGCAATTCTTCCCAAGCACTAACACATCTGCAGCATATAAGATTGACGAACAAGAGAAAGCAGAAAAGCTCGCTCAACGTCTAAACAGTTTGAATGAACTAAATTATGAATTTGGTATAGCAAAAGAATTGTTGACTATTAAAGTAGCTAAACAAGTTGTTGACATTAGTTATACTGACACAGAATAGGAGTGAATTTATGAAAAAAACATACTTTGATTATATCCATAAAGTTATTCTTTATATGGGTGTTGGACTACTCATGTTCGAAAGAGGTTTCTTTTGGACAAAAGAACAAGAAGACGTATTAGATGACTCACAATTCTATATAGCGCTTCACGATATTATGCCTATATGGATATGGGGCATTTTAGGTATGGTTTTTAGCTTAATGCTAATTATCGCTCCTTTTTTCTTACCTAAGCATCAAATTAATAATACATTCAATTATTTAATTTTGATTGGCGGTGCAGGAAATGGTTTGTTTTACTTTTTAATGACATCAGCAAGTATATTCCACGCTATTAATTGGCTGACACCACTGCAATTTTCCACACTTGCAGTGCTTAACATTATGATTGCTATGCTTGGAGTGATTGGCGTTGTCCGAAAACGATGAAAAATATGTGTTGCGTCACGAGTGGGAGCGTAATACAGGTAAAATTTATGAACGTATTAATGAGAATGATAGGAAACAAACTGAGGCAATTAATAGTTTGAATAATAAAGTGGATAAGCAAACTTTAATACAACAACAAACCTATGAATCACAGAAAAAACAAGAAAGTCATTTAGAAAAAATTAGCGATACAATAAGTGGTTTTGTTTCAGAAGTAAACGATTTAAAATACAAAGTTAAAGGTCATGATGATCAGTTAGAAAGTTTTGGTCAGATTATAAGTAAAAAGCAATCATTCAATGTGGGTATAGCAACTGCAATTGTAGGTGGTGTGTTTAGTTTACTCACTGCAGCAGTTGGCCTCGCACCAATATTATTTAAATAAAGTCGGCGCATAGCGTCGGCTTTTTATTATGTATAAAAGGAGATAATCAAATGGACACAGGAACAATTGTAAGAACAATATTATTAATACTAGCATGGGTTAACCAAGCTTTAGCTTTAAATCATATTTCCCCAATTCCAGTAGATGAAGTGACAATCAGTACATTAATTACTGGAGTTATTTCTCTATGGACATGGTGGAAAAATAACAACTTTACTCATCACGCGCAAAAAGGTCAAAAAGCGATTAATCAATCTAAAGCAGGAACATATTCAACAGGTGCTGCACCTCAAATGGACGGAGATGAATTTTAATGACATCAATTAGAACATATAAACAAGCGATTAGTTATCTAAAATCAATGGAGGGTCACGCATATAACCCCGATAATGCATATGGTGTTCAATGCTTTGATTTAGCCAACCAGTATTGGCTTTATTTATTCAATCACGGATTAAAAGGTGTGGGTGCCGCAGACATACCAACATGGAACAACTTTACTAATGAGGCAACTGTATATGAAAATACACAATCGTTCCAAGCGTTACCAGGAGATGTTGTAATATTCAATCGTAATTATGGCGAGGGCTATGGTCATGTGGGTATCGTATTAAGAGCTACTTTAAATTCAATTACGATACTTGAGCAAAACTGGTTGGGTGGTGCTTATTGGACGCCACCAGAAGTGGCAACACGTCGTACACATGGATATGATTTCCCTATGTGGTTTATACGTCCATTCTATGCTAAATCAACTAAACTTAATGCAGTTAAAAGTAAAGCTAAATCGGTTAAGAAAGCTAAAGCTAATAAAGGTAAAAAAATTATGCTTGTTGCCGGTCATGGTAAAGGTGCGTATTCAAATGATCCAGGCGCAGTTGCAAATGGGTATAATGAACGTGATTTCAATCGTAAAAACATCATTCCTAGAGTTAAAAAGTATCTTGAAAGTGTTGGACATACTGTTGTTTTATATGGTGGCAAAACTATGAATCAAGATTTATATCAAGATACACGATACGCTCAACAAGTAGGGAACTATTCAGATTATGGTCTATATTGGGTTAAAAAGAATGTGAAACCGGATGTAATTGTAGAGTTTCATTTGGACGCAGCAAGTCCACAAGCAAGTGGTGGTCATGTAATTATAAGTGATAGATATCCCGCAGATGATATTGATAAAGCTTTATCTAGTGCATTAGGTAAAACAGTTGGTAAAATCAGAGGTGTTACACCTAGAAACGATTTATTAAACGCTAATGTAACAGGTCAACTAAACTTAAACTATCGATTAATAGAACTTGGTTTCATTACAAGCAAACAAGATATGAATTACATTACAAATCATTTAGATAGTTTTACTAAACGTATTGCAGAGGCAATCAATGGTAGACAAATCGACGCTAAGGCTAGTAAATCTAAAGAAAAACAAACTGTATGGAATTGGAAAGGTAAGTTTACTGCAGACAGAACAATTAAAGTTAGAAAGTCACCAGGTTTAAATGGTACAGTAGTAGAGCAAAACTCATGGTTAAACAATGGTAATTATGTTCCGTTTGATCAAATCATTAAAAAAGATGGTTACTGGTGGATTAGATTCAAATATGTACAAGAGGGTTCAAGCAGCAAAGATTTCTATTGTGCAGTTTGTAAAATAACTGACAAACAAGAAAGAATTAAAAATGAGAAGTATTGGGGTTCCATTAAATGGAAATGATATGTTAAGATGAATCAAGAGTTTTGATTAATATACTCACAAAGAACTCTAAAAAATATACACTTTTCCTTTTCAATTAAGGGTAGTCTCAGTGACTGCCCTATTTTTTTATGTCCAAAAATAATTATGACAAAATACATAATTTATGTTGAGTTATGCCATAATGCATAGTATAATATGAATATACCAAACAAGAGACGGGGAAACAGAAATGAAAAATATTAAAAATTACTTAATCGCTAATGGAATTGAATTTGAAAATAATAATACTGGAGCATATAGCGCTTATATAAAATTTATGATTGATAACACAATCTATGTGATTACTGATTACAAAGGCACTTATGAAATCTGTACTATTGATAGAAAAATGGTAGTTGAAACTAAAACCCAAAAATCTGTAATAGAAATACTTGAAGAGGTGGCTTAATATGAGAGAATTAATACAAAAGCTATTTGATAGTGATTTAAGCAGTTTACATATAGCTAAACAAACAGGCGTACCTCAAAGCACTATATATAGAATAAGAAAGAATGAAAGATCTTTGGATAACTTAACATTAAAAAACGCTGAATTGTTAAGTGAATTCGCAGAAATAATATTCAACAGTGAAGATGACGAAAGACAAAATTTGTTAGTAAAACGTGCTAGTATTAAAGGCATGTTAGCCAATTTGGAAATATCTAATGAAAAATCACAAAAATTAGAAGAAGAATTGCATGATATAGAGGGTAAACTAAATGAATTAAGCCACTAA